TCTGCACGGACGTGTGGCCGGTCGAGGCACCCAAATGGTCTGGCATCACTCCGGCGCTGGCCGTAGGGTCTCCGGCGCAGCGGGCTGCTGCCGTGCGGAGCGATGCCAGTGTGGTGGTCATTAACTATGACAACCTCGACAAGCTAGATGATTTGTCGGGCTTCGACGGTATTGTGTTCGACGAACTGACGCGGCTGAAGAACCCCAGCGGCAAGCGCTTCAAGGCGCTGGAGAAGCTGCTGGCGAACGTCAAGGTGCGCTGGGGTCTGACGGGATCGTTCACGTCGAACGGCCTTGAGGATGTCTTCGGCCAGTGCAAGATCGTCGACCAGTCGCTGCTCGGCCGGTCGAAGGGCGCGTTCCTTCAGCAGTATTTCATCTGCATCAACCGCGACTTCGGCCAGTGGACACCGGGCGCCAGCGCGCTCGAACAGGTGATGGCACGGATCAAGCCGGCGACGTTCGTGCTGGAGCCGGGAGAGTATAAGGACAAGCTGCCGCCGTGCCACGTCACGGAAGTCCGCGTCGCCATGGACGACCGCGCGCCATACGAAAAGATGAAGCGCGATTATGTGGTGCGTTTTGGCAGCGATCAGATCATTGCGCAGAACGCCGCGTCGGTGACTACCAAGCTGCAACAGATGGCGTCTGGCTTCGTGTACAACCGCGACGCTGGCACGCCGTCTATCTGGTTCAGCACCCACAAGTTCGACCGGCTGGAAGAATTGCTGGCCGAGAACCAGCGGGCCAACACCATCGTCGCTTACACCTATCAGGAAGAGTTGGCCGAACTGAAGCGCCGCTTCCCGCACGCGCAGACGATGAACGACGACAACGTCATCGAGCGCTGGAACCGCGGCGAGATCGAGTTGCTGCTGGTCCACCCCAAGTCGGCCGGTCACGGCCTCAATCTCCAGCACGGCGGCTGCCACATGGTGTTCTTGTCGCTGCCGTGGTCGCTGGAGTTATACGAACAAACCGTTGGACGGCTGCACCGTAGTGGGCAGACGCGCGACGTTTGGGTTTACGTCATGCTGACGGAAAAAACTATTGATGAACGCATCTGGGCGGCGCTGCACGACAAGCGCGCGGTGTCCGATGTCGCGTTGGAGGAATTGAAGAATGGCTAAAGTGTTATGGCATAAGCTGGCTGTCGACCTGTCGAAGTACAGCGAGACCGAGTTGGAGCAGATGCTCGACGACGAGGTGAAGAAGTATAAGCGCACGGCTATCGCCCGGCGGCTGCACCAGCGGCTGTGCAAGCTGCGGTCCATGCGTGAGCGTAAGGAACTGATGTTGGAGATGAAGAAATGATTAACCCACACGCTTGGGTCTTTTTTGACTTAGTGCGTCGCATAAAAGCGGAGAATAAAACAGTGAACATACATAACCAATGGACTTGCGTACATGGGCGCGACAGCAGAAAGGTCGCATGCGCCGATTGCGCCGCCGCGCTCAACGCGTCGAGTTGGGTAACCGCCAAAGACAACGACCCAGTCAACCCCGACCATTACAAGGTCGGCGGCATCGAGACGATTGATTTCATGCAGGCCAAGCTGACGCCGGAAGAGTTCGCCGGCTACTGCAAGGGGAACATGCTGAAATATATAACCCGCGCCGGCCACAAGGACGACGCGGGTCAAGATATGCGCAAGGCGCTATGGTATGGTGAGCGCTGGTTAAGGGCGCGGGACGCTAGATCGTAAGAAGGCTACGGCGGCGGCGGTAAAGGCAGCGTTCGCCGCCGTCATGGCGTCTACATCGCCGACCAGATAGCTTGCAACTGCGGACAGGACGCCAAGGCCAGCCATGATGTAAGTGCGGTATCCTTTAAGCATGTCATTTCTCCTATGCTTCATTCTGGGAGACCTTGCCCCCAGTCATGTAGACGGGTTTGCCGATCACCGGCTCACCCTTGGGCCACCGCGACGCCACTAGGCGAGTTTTACCCAGCTTCATCACGTTGACGGCGTTGCCTTGGTTTCCGCCAAGGACAAAGTAATGCCCTGCGTCCTCGCCGACGTAGAAGCCGACATGGCCACCACCAGCGCGGTCGAACACGAGAATTGCGCCGGGGGCCAGCCGGTCACGGCGCAGCAACGAACCGTAATCCGACCACGCTTTCGCGCGCATGTAAAATTTCGGGTATGGCAGACCAGCCTCTTGCATACAGTGGGCCACGAATACGCCGCACCACGGCGTCTCGTCGTCCCTCCACCAAGCGCGCAGTTTCTCCAGCCATCCCAGAATGACTTTACTATGCCCCGGCCCTACGACTTCACGCAGACCCACAGACTGTTCTGCGATGTCGAGCCAGCGGGGGTCGCTCATATACCCACCTCAAATGCAATCTTGATAAGCAGTAGCAGGATAGCCCCAGCCACAGTCAGCCCTATCGTCTCCAGACGTTTCAGCCGAGCGCAGATGCTCTCGTACCGCAGCGTGCAAACTTCCTCATGTGTGTTGAGCCGCGCTTCGGTCTGGTCAATGCTGGTCACTGTCTACCTCACTCTTATCGACTAACGGTGCCGTACACCGGGGTCGGCCGGCCATATTCGTCGAAAGTGACTTCGATCAGTGCCTCGCCCGTTTCAGGGTCTATCTCAGGAAAATCAGCAGTCAAGGGCCGCACAAGCCCCTGCGCCATGACGTTACGCAGACCGGCCGGCGCGCGGCTGACTTGTTCAGAAATTATCTGGCGTGCAGGGAAAGTGTTAAGCAGTTCACCCATACGCGGCGCAGACACGAACGCATTGACAAGTTCTTTTTCCACCCGCGGCATCAGGAAGCCTTCTTGCGCTCTGCGTGCGCCTTCGGCCGCCAACGCGATAGGCGCTGCGGGAGTGTTAAACAAATAGCCAAGCCCGCGGCTTGTATAGCCGGGCTTTTCTCGCGCCATCACCTGACCCGCCGCGCCGATCCCTTCGCCGCGTAACTCTTTCATGCGGTTAAGAGTTTCTATTTCACGTTGCGCGCGCTGAAGCACACCCAGTCGGTAAGGGTCTTCTGCAAACGCGCCCGTAAAACTTTCGCTTTCTGGACCGCCACCCATAATTTTAGCAACTGCCCTTGGGTCGTCGCCGCCGACTAGTTTTAGAAAGTCAGCACCGGTTTCTGGCGCGGCCTTATACCGGCGGAACGCTTCGCCCGCTAATTCACCACGGTTGACGGCAGCGTAGCCTTGTTCGGATTTAGTGATAAACTCGTCGACAAGATCGCCAGCGCCACCGCTGCGCAGCGTGTTATCTATCATACCGCGCAGACGTATTGCGAGGCTGGCGGCGTCCCTAGCAGTACCTGATGCGGCTGGCGTCATACCTACGGTTCTGTTGGTCAACGTCGTAACAAGATTACCTATCTCTGACCGACGGATTTTACCCAACGCCCTTGGGTTAAGATTTCCATTGGGGTCCGTAGCCAATTTAAGTTTGCGGATGACGCCGCGGATCGTGCCGGACTGAATGGTGTCGACGGCAGCTTCGGTGCCGGGGGCCAGCATACGCTCCAACGACGCGATGAGAGGCGCGGCTGGTATCGGCTTCATGCCTTCCGCTGCCAAGTCGTCGATTTCGTCGTATATATCTTGCGCCCGTTCGCGCGCGGTTATGGCCGTTAGGCCAGCCTTCTCACCGCGCTGCGTCATGGCACCGGCCAACCCACGCTGCCGATTGATTGCTTCCGCCGCAAACGGATCGCCTAGGTCGTCCATCTGCCCTAATGTAGTTTCGGCGCGGATCGCGCCTTCTGTCATCCGCCGATTAAGCCCCGACCGTTCTGCGGCAAGCCTCTCTAGTTCGGCGGCTTCATCTAACCTAGCGGGAACAAACTCGTTGGCGTAACCTGAGCGTCGGTACATTTCCTCACGGATCGGTTCCATCTCTTTTGTGACTGCCTTACGACCGGCACGCGCTGCTGCGCGAATTTCTTCTACGGATGTACCTCCAGAAATGTCGGCTAGTGCGGCTCTGCGCGCGGCTTCGCCACCTTCCAGTGCGCGGTTCATTAAGTCGGCGCCAGTCTCGGTTTGCTCTTGTGCTATCTTACCCAGACCGAACACGGCGCGCGGCTCAACACCAACATCTATAAGGAACTGCTCGGCCATGCGCTGATCGTCTGGCGACAGCCGCGCAAATTCTGCGCGGGCTGCGTCAAGGTTGTCTGCAAAGGCGCGGCGCAGGATTTGAGCAGCGTTGCCTTTAGCCATAGTGAAGCCGGGGCGGAAAAAATCAACCACAGGACTGCCGACGCGCTTCAGTACGTTAAGCACGACCGGAAGACCCGCGCCATATCCCGCGCCTTCAACAACATCTTGGCCCATCAGACCCGCAGTCGCACCACCGGAAATGGCGCCGCCAACAACGCGCTCACCTAGTTGTTTTGCGCGCTGAAGACGAGTAAGTTGGGCGGTCTGCGCTGCGGTACGACCGGAGCCTACGCCGCCGGAAGCTGTAGCCGTAGCGATACGTGCCAGCGCGTTGCCGACCACAGGTGCTTTCTGCAAGACCGGCGCAGCCAGACTGGCGGCACGCGTGACGCCAGCAGCCGGCGCTACCGTACGGCCTATTTCGCGTGCGATGGGGCGGGGTTTCGTTACAAACGTCCGCGCAATAGTGTCGACAGCTTCCTTGCGCTGCTTCTGCGCTTTCTTTACTGTCTCTTTACCGAAAATCAGACCGGCTAGGGGGTCCGTAATCATGGCGGCGGCGTTGTACGCGCCTTCAGGGATGCCGATCAG